ACCCCCTTTATTGTGTCAGCGAGTCCAAACAGGTGAATTGTTAAGAAATTTGACAAAATTTAATCTTTTATATATAATATTGTTACGTTTCTTAACAAAAGTTCAAATGACTGTTACAACTGAAAGTGGTGGAAGACAAAATGCTTTCCCAACTGAAACTCGTCCATACGTTGATGAGTCTGTATCCTATGAAGGATATCCACAAAATGCAGAAAAGGTTAATGGTCGTTGGGCTATGATCGGTTTTGTTGCACTTCTTGGTGCTTACATCACTACAGGACAAATTATCCCCGGTATTTTCTAATGAACTATTGGAAGAACGCAGAACAAATCAATGGTCGTTTGGCGATGATTGGTTTCTTCGCAGCCGTAGTTAACTACGGACTCACAGGTTGGATCGCTCCCGGTCTATTCTGATGAAATTCAAATCACAATTCACAATTCAAACACAGGACAAACTCATGACTCCAGAAGCAGAAAGATTTAATGGTTGGGCAGCAATGCTTGGTTTCGTAGCAGCAGTAGGTGCATACGCAACAACAGGAAATATTATTCCAGGCATTTTCTAATGACAACACCAAAACCAATCGAACCACAAAAGAGAGTTGCTGAGACACTTAATGGCAGACTTGCCATGATCGGCATCATCGCAGGTATCGGAGCATACCTAACAACAGGTCAACTCATTCCAGGTTACGTGTAATGAAAAGCGTACCAGTACCCCTTAGAGTAGTTCCATACATCTTTATGGTAGCAGTTATCTCTGCTATTCCTATGGGTGTACTGGTATAATTACCTACTCAAAAATTTACAAAACTAAATAATTAAACGTAACAAATCTTAATCAATATGGGCGAACTCGTAGCAGAAAACTCAGTCTCACCGTTCATGGTAATCATGTGGTGTTTCTATCCAGTAGCATTCGTAGTGGGATTGGAGTTATTTCTAAGAGCACTCAATGATGATGACGATGACGATGAGGGTGGTGGTGTAATGTCACCAGTATATCAAGGAGGAGCAGCATGATCTATCAAATAGCATTCGCATGTGCAGTAGCATACACATCAGTTAACGGATTACCATTCGTATTTTCATGACACTATTATTAACAGCATCAAGTCTACTCAATCTATTGTTCTATATCTTTGCTGTTGGATTTTTAATCTCACTAGGATTAGAACAATGGATAAAGTTTAGACCACTCTCTGTTGACTCAACAATGAATGAGAGAAACATGTTCATTGTACAGAGCAATAGAAAATATTGTTGGAGACAAGCATGGATGACCAATGTGTATTGGTTTCTATGTAACATAGGTTTGTATGTTATATCAAGGAACATGCAACCTGTAGGAGATAATTTCTGGCAAGGTATATAAGATGATAATACCTTTAGCAATTTTACTGACATCATTACCATCAGGTTCAAGAGATCTGGTGGAGTTTGGTTTCTTCATGGCAGTAGGTATAACAGCAGGTTCTCTTGGAATAATATAATGGAATTAACAGACAGAAATGTAATTAATGTACTCAGTGAATTAGCACCATACATAGAAGCGGATGGAGGATATCTTGAGTTTGTTGAGATAGACTACATGAATGAAGGAGCATTCGTTAAGGTCAGACTCGGTGGTGCATGTTCTTCATGTGCTATGAGTTCCCAGACATTGAAGATGGGAATAGAGAGAAAATTGCTAGAAGAGTTTGAAATGTTGGAAGGAGTAATTCAAGTATTGTAAAGAAAACCAAAAGATATTATAAAATATTTGCAGTTTTGTCAGCATTCTGGTATAATTAGTAACGTAACACAAAAGACACACATGAGCGGAGACTCTAGACTAAACGAACAACCATTGATATTTTACTCAAATGAAATGACAGCAACCAAGAGAGTTCTTATTGAATTAAGAAATAAACACTTGTTTGATGTTGTTGAAATTCAAGGAGTAAGTTTTCAACGTAGATGGAGAAAAGGTAGTGCTATGCAAGAATAGTTGATACTAATTCTCATTCTCAATAACTGAGTGTTTATTGAGAATAAATAAAATTGATAATGAAAAATAAAAAATGTTACGTATGCGACCCCAATTAATTTCAGCACTCCTAGCACATGCTAATGGAGAAATTGCTAAACATAAAGCTAATGTAGAAATATATCTGGAACATCCTGTAGGTATAGGAGAACATTCAGATATTACTGAAGCGATAGGATTAGAACTAGATAAGATATCAAGATATCATGATCAAGTGGAAGTCCTAAACAAATATTTCAAATGACCTATTACGCTGAACCAAATTACATACGTTATGATAAATGGTTTGACGATAAAATAAATCCCTTAGATCTAATGCCAAAAAAGAATGCGTATTCATCAAGACATGAATCAACACCAGAACACGAGAAAGAAGCAGAAGAAATTGTAACCATACATGAGAAGATGTATAGGATGGCACGTGCAAAATACAATCCCTTTGCGGTAGGTGGTTCTGAGGATTTAGGTGGTGGATCAGAAAGATTTCATGAAGAGGGGTTGACAGAATTGTAAAGTTCTGTTAATATAAATAGATCAAATAGTGTTGTTTTCAACACGAAGCAAAGGACCCGAACGTATCGTCACCCAATGCAAACTGCTTTAACCGAGACCTATGAGCAGTATAAGCAATAGTCTCTCATATCCAGAAGTGAAGGGATTTCTGGAAATAAGTTTCGCATCTAACCCTTGATGCCCTACTTAAAACGTCTTACTAATGACAACTTCAAATCTAACACGCAGACAAGGTGGTCTACTACAAGGTTGGCCAGAGTTCTGTGAGTGGGTAACTTCAACAGACAACAGAATTTATGTTGGATGGTTCGGAGTACTCATGATCCCATGCTTGCTCGCAGCAGCTGCATGCTTCATCGTTGCTTTCATCGCAGCTCCACCAGTGGACATTGATGGAATCAGAGAACCAGTAGCGGGTTCTTTCTTATATGGTAACAACATCATCTCTGGTGCTGTAGTTCCATCTTCAAACGCTATCGGTCTACACTTCTACCCAATCTGGGAAGCAGCAACAGTAGACGAATGGTTATACAACGGTGGTCCTTACCAACTTGTTATTTTCCACTTCCTTATTGGAATCTCTGCTTATATGGGCAGACAGTGGGAACTATCATATAGATTAGGTATGAGACCTTGGATATGTGTAGCATATTCAGCACCAGTGTCAGCAGCATTTGCTGTATTCCTAGTGTATCCTTTCGGACAGGGATCTTTCTCTGACGGAATGCCACTTGGTATCTCAGGTACGTTCAACTTCATGTTCGTGTTCCAAGCAGAGCACAATATACTAATGCACCCATTCCATATGGCTGGTGTTGCAGGTATGTTCGGTGGTAGTCTTTTCAGTGCAATGCACGGTTCTTTAGTTACATCATCTCTAATCAGAGAAACTACAGAAACAGAAAGTCAAAACTACGGCTATAAGTTCGGACAAGAAGAAGAAACATATAACATAGTAGCAGCACACGGTTACTTTGGTCGTCTTATCTTCCAGTATGCTTCTTTCAACAACTCAAGAAGTCTTCACTTCTTCCTTGCAGTATTCCCTGTAGTATGCGTATGGTTAACATCCATGGGTATCTGCACAATGGCATTCAACCTTAACGGTTTCAACTTCAACCAATCAGTTGTAGATGTTAACGGAAAAGTTATCCCAACATGGGGTGACGTTCTTAACAGAGCAAACTTAGGTATGGAAGTTATGCACGAGAGAAATGCACACAACTTCCCACTAGACCTAGCATGTGCTGAGTCTACAGAGGTTGCTTTAACTGCACCATCTATCGGTTGACAATAAAACTACATCATGCTATACTGAGGGTCTTAAAAAGAGACCCTCTTTTTTTATACATAAAAATAAAAACTCATGGATATAATAATCTATACCAATGAAGGATGTATCTGGTGCACTAGGACTAAAGAATTGATGGCGAGAGCGAACGTAGAATATACTGAGGTCAAGTGGGCGGACTTAGGAATTGATAGTCAACTTAAATTAAAATCAAAGTACGGTCAGCAACTAAGTGGTTTTCCTGTGGTCATCATAGATGACGAACTGATTGGTGGACTCATTGAGACCGCTAAATTATTTCTTAAGAAAGGATTAGTGACATCTAGTAAAGGTTAATGACAGAAATTAAAATAAATAAAGGTATAGAACTCATGTTAAGGAGGGCGAAACCGAAGTCCATTGAACCTACCCGCAAAGGGATACTTATAAACAAAGTGTTTATCCTCCTAAAAAGAAAAGTCTACTTCAACTTTGAACTTAGGTGGCAACAGGAAAAAATTAGTTCGGAGTTGAACAATGACTGAAACAATGATGATTTTTATGTCAGTAACCACATCCTTTATCTTCCTAGCAATAGGAGTGTTAGCAGGATGGACAGCAAATGAGGTTAAACATGACCAACTTTATGCAAAGGAGATAGAAGAAAATGCCATGCACCCAGAAATGTATGACACCAATGGATACATTCTAAACGAAGAACTATTATCTGTTAGGTTCACTGATCCTCTAGAGGAAAGAGAGGATTTAGAAGACTAATAAATATTAATACGGAACAATAATAATTATGCAATTATTACTAAATGAAGTGCTACAAAAAGTAAGCAACGCAAAAACTAAAGCACAGAAAATAAAATTACTACAGGAATATAATACTCCTGCGTTGAGGTCTGTCTTGATCGCTAACTTTGATGAGAGTGTAATCTCTATGCTCCCTGATGGAACCGTTCCTTACAAAGAAAATGATGCACCAGAAGAAACTGAACACACGAGACTTGTACAAGAGTATCGTAAACTATATCTTTTCTTCAAGGGTGGTGCAAGTGTCTCACAGACCAGAAGAGAAACTCTATTCATACAATTACTAGAAGGTCTTCATAAAGGAGAAGCAGAAGTGTTGACTCTTATGAAAGACAAACAAATAGGTAAGCGTTGGAAGATTACTAGAGCATGTGTGGAGGAAGCATTTCCTTCAATCGAGTGGGGAAACCGTAGCTAATGACGACATTGAATATTCTAAAAGAAAATTGTGATCCTAAAAAGGATAACAATTCTACACTACCATACAATGCATACCTTGTTCAGTACAAGATAGGTGACAAGGAAGAATTGAGATGGGATCTTACTATGGCATATAAAATGTCTGAAATATTTGATCATTACTATGACAAATATAAAAATGTTCTAGCAATAGTTCAATCTGATGGTAGAGTTGCTCCTAAACTTTGGACTGATCCTACAAAAAAACCACCAACCAAGAAAAAGAAATGAGTGCAGATCAAAAAGGTAACTGGGCAATTTTCTATAGAAAATTAAGTGAACCCATGGAATGGAAAACTCTAAGATATAAGAGAAGCGATGGAGTTCTCGTGTCTGCTAAAACTTACGATGAGGTATATAAATTTAATCGCTT